CGCGTCGGTGACCGCCGAGGAGACGTTGACGCTGGCCAGCCGGACTCGTGCCGCGCGGACCGAGATCACGGCCTCGATCACGTACGGGTCGCGGTCAACGTTCCCCTCGGGGATCTTGTGCCAGGTGCCGCCGTCCACGCTGGGTAGCGGTACCTGGCTGGCCGGGCGGACAGGGTCATGGCTCAACTTGATCGGCTCGGGCTTGGGGATATCCATGTCAAACCTCCAGTAGTGATTCGTGGCATTTGCCGCAGGTTTCCTCGGTGCACTGGTCGACGAAGATCACCTGCGGAAGCGTGCCGCTGTCCTCCCAGCGCGGATCGCTGGTCTCCAGCTTCAACTCGTCGATGCCGTGACGCCAGACGCGCGCCTTGATGTGATCGTTCGGGTCGCCACCCTTGAGCGACCCGCGCCAGTACTCGGGCATGCACTCGGGGTGATAGGTGTCGGCGTCAAACGTCCAGCCGACGATGTCGTAGGACTTCACTTGGGCTCCTTGCGGGACACCTTGACGCCCCGGTAGCTGACGGTCTTGCGCACCTCAACCGTGGAGGCCACACCGTCCGCGTCCGGCAACCGCGACAGCGCGGCCTTGAACGCGCGCACTTTCGACACCTGCGGCTCGTACTTGCCGGTGTCGATCAGCTTGGACATGGCGGCGATCAGTAGATCAGCCAGGATGTCCTCGCCCTCGGCGTTCTCGTCATGCGGATCGATCAGTGCCTCGACCTGCTGGACACGCTCGGTCATCACCGCGAACGCGACGGCCGGCAGCAGGTTGCCGAGGTCGATCGCGTAGCTGTTCGCGGTATCCAGGTCGATCCGCACGTCACCCTCGGCGTCCGGCACGGTCAGCCCGCCGTTCGGCACGCCCTCCTGCTCGCCGAGTGCGTCGATCAGCTCCTCCTCGGCAACCGCCCGCGCCTCCTTCGCCACCGTGGTGAACGCGCGGCCGTACTCGCCGCACACGTCGATCACGGCGGCCAGGCTGCGCTGCATGCCGAAGGTGTCTTCCGGCGCGTGCACGTCGCCGCGCCGTTTGCGCTCGGTCAGCACGCCCTCGTTGAGCTGGTCCCGCAAGATCGCCAGGACGGAGCGGGCTGACGGCATCCGGCTGTCGCCGAGTACCAGGTCACGGTCAGGCATCGCTGCCCCTCTCTTGGTGCTCTCGTAGCGTGTCGCGGTAGCCGCCGATCAGTTCGATGAAGGTCGGGTCAGCGGTCTCTGGCACGGTGTCCCATAGCAGCTGTGCCGCCTGTACCTCGGGCGCGATGTCGCCACCACGTCCGATCACACCGTTGGCCATGGCCACGCCGGCAGCCCGATAGTCCTGCACGGCCAGCTTGTCCAGGGCCTCGCTGTTGTCGACGAGGGCACGCTGGGCGATGTCGCCCCAGCGTGGGTCGTCGCGAGGCTCAAAACGGCCTGTTGGTTGCGCCACGGGACACCTCCACTTCGATCGGCTCGTCGGTGTTGAGGTAGTCGATCGAGTCGATGAGCGGGATGACGCACGCCAGGCACACGTCGCGGTAGTTGCGCTCGGCGCCCTCGGTCGGCTCGTTGCGGCTGAAGCTGACCACGGCGACGCACTTGCCCTCGTCGCACCGCGTGCAGGTCATGTGCTCCACGCCGGTCGTCGGGACGATCGCCACGGCCAGGTAGTAGTCAGCCGCGCTCTTGGCCTTGAGGCTTAGGAGCGCGGCTGCGGTAGTAGTGGTCATGGGAACAATGTACCCCCGTAGTCGAGCGGGGCACAACCGGTACGCCCTAGAAGGGTGGTTCACCCGAGTAGTCGAACCCGGCCTGCTGGCCGGCAGGCGCGGGCGCTTGGCCCCAGGGGTCGTCGGCCGGTGGGGTTTGCTGCTGCGCCGGACGCTGCTGCTGGCCGCCCTGTCGCTCAGCCTTGTTGACCTTCGCGGTCGCGTACCGCAGTGACGGCCCGACCTCCTCCACCTGGAGCTCGAACACGGTGCGCTTCTCGCCCTCCTTGGTGTCGTAGGAGCGCTGCACCAGGTTGCCCTGCACGATCACGCGCATGCCCCGAGTCAGGCTCTCCGCCACGTTCTCGGCGTACTGGCGCCACACGCTGCACCGCATGAACAGCGCGTCTCCGTCCTGCCACTGCCCGCTCGCCTTGTCGAACTTGCGGGGCGTGCTCGCGACCGTGAAGTTGGCGACGGCCGCGCCGGACGCGGTGAACCGCAGCTCAGGATCGGCGGTGAGGTTACCCACCACGACGATCGACGTATCTCCAGCCATTAATGATCTCCTGTTCAGGTCCGGTAGCCGTGCGGGCCACTGATCGTGGTGCCGACCGACCGGGCTATTGATTGGTAGCCGCTCAGCTGCGAGCGGAGGTTGTGCATGGACTCGCGGACGGCGCGCACCATCATGTCGGCCAGCGCCTGGTCCTCGTACTGCTGTTGACAGGCCAGCAGCGCCTCGGCCCGCCGCACGTCCGCCGAGCCCGCTCGGCTGTCCACCAGCGCCCGCGCGTTCGCCAGCGTGTAGGCCATCTTGGTGCGGTAGGCGCGCTCCTCCCAGATGCGCTGGAAGTGCGCCCCCCGGTCCAGCCGCGCCTCGATATCGATCAGCTGGGCCTCGACCTCGGCAGGCGTGTACGGCCGCGTCGCGTCGATCACGTTCACCGCAGCCAGGATCGGATCCTGCGGCACCACCATCGAGCCACCGACCACGCCGTGGCCCTCGGGCAGCTCACCCTTGGACTCGGGCGGTGCCGGTGCCGGGCCAGGTCCACCCTGGGCCATCTCGGCGTCGGCCTCGGCGATCAGGTCCCGCTCGTAGGCGTCCGGCTCGAAGCCAGCCACCGCCTCGTCGGCCTCCTGTTCGGCGATCATCTTCTGCTCGGCCGCCGCAGCAGCCCAGTCATCCGGGTCGAGATCGCCACCAGCCGGATCGGGCGGACCAGCTGAGCGCGGGCTGTCCCACGGTGGCGGGTCGCCATCAGCTGGCCCCGAGTCGACCACGGTGACGGGTGTCGTCTGCGTCTCCTGCACGGCCGGGTTCACCCCAGGGAAACCCAGGATCGTGCCGCAGGGGCACACCAGACCCTCGGTCGGATCCTGGATCGGGTTACCCAGCTCCAGGCAGCCGATGTGCTCCTTGTAGAAGGCCCGGATCAGGCCACGCTCCGCGCTGATCACACCAACCCCCGACCTGCGGCCAGGCGACCGGCGAGCGTCTGGCCGTTGGCCTCGGGGATGCTGTTCAGGATGCCCTCGGCCTTGGCCGCCAAGATGATGCGGTTGATGGTGTGCCGGTCCTTGGCGGTGTGGGCGGCCACGAGCGCGGCCACGGAGCGCTTCTGCTGCTCGGGGGTGAAGGTGGGGAGCTCACCCCGCCCCTCGGCCTGCACCCAGAGCTTGCTCGCCTCGGTGATCGCCTCGGTCGCGGCCCGCTCGGTCGCCTGCACCTGCTGCGTCAGCTGCTGCTCGGCGGGTGCAACGCCAGCCTGCACCCGCCCCGAGGTGTGCGGGTCGATCGCAGCATTGACGTTGTCCCGGACAGCCTCGGCGACGGCCGGGGCGGCTGCGGGAGGCTGCTGCGCGGCACGACGCTCGGCGACCGCCCGAGCGGCAGGGGTGTCGACCGGGCTCGGCGCCTCACTGTCCGGGTCGGCATCGCCGGTCGGAATCATGAATGCCTGGCACAGCGCGTATTTGTGCGCTGCGGTCATCGCCTTGTTGCGATCCTTGTCGCTCTGGTCCAGGCCCGAGCCGGCACCCTGGCAGACCAGCGTGGAGCCGTCCACGAGGCTGGTGATCGTGTACTCCATCGTCACCATGCTGCGGGACCAGGTGGTGGTGCGACCCTCTTTGCCGCTGGTCGTGTGGGTGGTGTGCTCGGTGGAGACGACGCGGGACTGAAGGAACAGGGCCTGCTCGCGGAACGCAACGCCGAGCTCGTTCACCACGTCCTCGGCACTGCGGTACTTGTAGCTGCCCTGCTCCCTCGGGCCACGGTCGCCCTTGGCGATGCTGCGGACGCTGTCCATCACGGCCGCGACGGCACCGAGGACTGCGGGTTGATCGGTCATGTCGGTGATCTCCTGTTGATCAGTCGTCATTGGTGGATCGGATGGTGCCGGTGCGGGCGTAGGTCCGCAGTCCGTCCTCCACGGCCGCGCTGACCGAGTTGCCGGACTGCATGATCGTCTGTCGTGCCACCTCGTAGTCAGCTCGGGGCAGCTTGAACCGCAGGCGCGTCCGGTCGTCCGGGCTGCGGTAGGCCCGCAGCGGGGGACGGGTGTGCTGACTGCGGTATGCCGGATCCGGCTGGGCGTCGGCTGCGGCCAGGAACAGCACCGCACGCGCGACCGCCGAGACAGTCCGACCCTGATGGTTGGCGCGCGTCATCGCGGCTGCATAGACATCCTTGTCGATCAGCAGATCGATCTCCTGCTTGCCGCGAACCGCGCTGTCGTCCGCCTCGGGCTCGGCCGTGACCGGCGCGGCCTCGGCCGTGTAGCGCACGGCCAGCTCGGACAGCGCCTGGCTGTGAGTGCTGGAGTTGGTCATGCGGCAATGTTACCCCCTATACTGTCGGGGGCACAACGTGGAGGAGTGGTGTGATGAGCAAGATCTCTTACGATGCCGGCAAACTACGTGCTCAGGTCTACGAGCGGGCACAGGGCAGGTGTGAGATCACCGGGATGCCGCTCGGCGAGTCGTGGGCACTGCATCACCGCAGACAGCGCGGAATGGGTGGCACGGCCCGCGCCGACACGCACACCCTGTCCAACGTGATGGCCCTGACGCACCACATCCACAACCTGGGCACGCCCTCGGTCCACCTCGCGGTCGCCTGGGCCTACGCACGCGGCTACCTACTGGCCGGTAACTCGGTCCCCCGGCTGGAGCCGGTCTGGCTGCTCGGCCGGCAGTGGGCGCTGCTGTCCGACGAGGGCGCTTACCTCCAGATGCAGATGGCCGCCCCGGAAGGCTGAGACCGGAGCGGCCATCGAACAGGAGATCACCCGACTGCGCGTGGAACGGCTGATCCAGGCCAGGCTACGGCGTCGGTGCCGGAGTTGTCACGGGCGCATAGCTCGGCTGGGCCGGATGACCGAGGGCGAGCACGGCCAGGAAGTGGGTCAGGTCGCTGTCGATCGCCGGCAACTTGGTCTCCAGCAGCCGCCACAGCGCGTACCAGCCCGCCGTGAGCAGCGCCGCCAACACCTCGGTGCCCACGGCTCGGTAGTTGTCGAGCAGGCCCAGCGGGATGCCGTAGCCCACCGCGTAGGCGATCAGGTGGCCCCAGATGACCGGAACCACCGTGCGGATCAGGCTGATGGCGTACGGCCCGAGCGGGCCACCGCCGGATGCGTGCTGAGCCATGTCACTCCTAGAACGTCCGCAGCGTGAGGACATCCTTCACGCCGCCCTGGGTGTCGATCGTTCGGCTGATGCCGATCACGCTGGCCGGCATCGTAGCGCCCATACCGCCCGGATCGAGCAAGGTGACCACGTCCTGGAGCTGGAGGCGCGGGTCGCCCACGATCTCGACCGTCTGGAAGTAGGGCGTCGGCGCCTTGGTGTCGGCCAGCAGGCTGGACACGATCGTCGGCACCGTCACCGGATCCTGGTGCCAATCCGAGGTCGGCAGCGGGTTGGACCGGGTGCCGAACGTGGTGATCGAGCCCGCGTCGGACACTGTGCCGGTCTTGGTGCCCACGTCGGTGATGATCGTGCCGCCCACGTGCAGGAACGCGGTGGCGTCGTCCACCGCGAACTCCAGGTTGCCGCCGCTGGTGTTCGAGTTGGACAGGGCGAGCTGCATGTGCCGGGAGTCCTGATCGCCCGCCGTGAGCCCCAGGGAGACGACACAGTTCAGGCCGCCGCCGAGGGGCGGCTGGTTGCCGGGGGTTGTCGAGCCGGGCGAGTAGGCGGTGAAACCGTCATACCAGTAGGCCGGACTGTAGATCGACATCCAGTCCTTGTAGGTGAACGTGCCACCGGGGCCAGCCCCGCCGTCCTCCAGTGAGTTGGACGGGTTGCCGTATCCCTGCGCCTCGGGGTGCCAGCTGACCGCGCCGAGCCGGATCGACTGCACGCCGCTCTGCGTGATCGGGTAGGCCAGCGTGGTGTTGATCGGTATCGGGTAGCTGTTGGCCTGCGCCGAGGAAAACACCGTACTCAGCGCGGTCGCCTGCTTCACGTCCACCGACCACGGGATTGAGTTGACGATCGAGGCCAGCGTGGACTGCGGGCTGATGTCGGTGAAGCTGTCGCGCCCATAGCTCGCGACCGAGGCCGCAGCCTGGTTGGCCTTGATGGTGGCGCGGTTCTGGAAGTGCACGATGCCCTGCTCGTCGATGAACAGCACGCCGAGCTCCCCCGCCGCAGCGGCCTTGAGAATGTCCCAGGCAGCCGTCTGATACAGGTCCGGCAGCCAAGTCAGCCGGGTCAGCGAGAGATCGACCGTGGCCTGCGGGTTAGTCTGCGTCCAGGTGGGCATCGTCGCCGAGGCCATCGGCGTATTGCCCTGGAACCACACCTGCGCGTACTGAGCCGGTCCGTGTGTGTGCACCTGGGCCAGGTTGGTGCCGGTGAGCGGGAACCCGTAGCTGACCACGCCCAGCGGGTTGGCGTTGCCGCCGTTGCCCGAGCCGATCGAGGTGCCGGTGTCGTAGATCGTGCAGTTGACCGCCGTGGAGGTGAACTGCACGATCGTGTACACGTAGTGCCAGCCGGCAGCGAGCGTGGTGCCGTTGTTGGTCCAGGTCTGGCTGTAGCCCTCGTTGTGGATCACGACGCTGTTGGCGCCGGTCGCGTGGTTGATCGTCATCAGGATGTAGGCCGGGTACTGGTTGGCGGGCGCGCCGTAGCTGTACTGCGCGTCCTCCAGCCACACCGTCATCGTGGAGGTGCCGGTCTGTGTCGGGTCGATCTGCACCCACAGGCCCATACCGACCAAGTTCGAGTTGTTCGAGCCGTAGCTGTTGCTCGGCGCCTGGGCGTAGGTGCAGTGGGCATTGCCGTACAGGTAGGTGATGTTGCGCCCGCCCGGCCACGCGGGGATCTTGCTGGCGCCCTTGAAGCAGGAGTTGCCGAACTGGCCGGGGCCATAGATCGCGCTCGGAATGCCGGCTGGCGTGTACTGCGGGATGTTGTAGGTGCCGTACGCGCTCGACCAGCCTGGGTCGGACGCGGCCCGACCGAGGTCACCCATGAACGGATCTTCGATGCCGATCGTGCCGACCTCGGGCAGCGCGGAGCCGTTCAGCGTCCAGGCACAGGCGACGTTGGGATGCCAGGCCGGTCCGATCGTCACGCCCGAGCGCCGCAGCACGTCCTCGATCACCCAGGACAGCGTCGCCGTGCAGGAGTCGGACGCGTCCGCGTTGCTGGTCGAAAGCTGGGTGCGCACCGTGGAGTCGGCCGCCCACGCCCGCAGGCTGATCGGGTTGACCAGCTGCGAGGACTGGTCATAGCAGGTGACGATCACGTTGGCGCTGGCGCGGTCGGGCAGCCCGTCGCTGACGTAGCCGGTGAACTGTCGAATGGTGACGTTGCCCAGTGGGATCAGCACCTGTAGGTCCAAGGTCACGGGCGTGTTGATCGCGCCCACTGTGCCCTCGGAATAGCCCGCGTACGGGCTGAACAGCTGCCAGGCCGGCACCGGGCGCCCGTTCGTGTCCAGGACCGAGGTGTTGCCGGCGAGCGTCACCACCATCTCGGCCGCCACGTAGCCCTCGGTGATGTCCAGCTCGGTCGGGAAGTCGCCGGTCAGCTGTCGGTTGATCGAGCAGCCTTCGAACACGGCGGACATGTCGCTGGCCGCGTTCGCGTACAGCCCGTTGCGGTCCCAGTCGAACTTGAGGCTCACGCCGAAGTTGCGCTGCTGACCGGGAGCCAGCGCCGCCAGGAGTGCCGCGTTACCGGCCAGTTGCATGCCCGCTCCTCATGCCTCGTACAGGAACAGCGTGCCGGACTGGGTATTGCTCAGGAAGTCCGCGCCACCGGTCGTGTTGGCCTGCGCCGCCGCGTCGAACACCAGCGAGGGCACGCCGTTGCCGATCACCCACGGTTCCGGCGTGCTCGCGTCGGACAGCTGCCACGCCAGGGTCGTGATCGTGGTGGCCGCGCCCGCGCGGATCTGCGGCAGCACCGCCGCGACGCCCGAGGCCGGCACGGTGTAGGTGACGTACTTCCGGTCAGGCACACCCGGTACGTCCACGGTGCCGGTGATGGCCGTTCCTGCCACCAGGCTTGCGCTGTACGGCACGATCTCCAGTGTTGGGGCACCAGCTACCACATAGGCGCTGAAGACCAGCTGCTCGCCCGGTAGGACCGGGATCGGCTTGACTCCCCCGACAAGCACGCCGGCCGCCGTGGACACCCACTTCGTGGCGTAGGCCGGTCCAGGCGTCCAGACGCTGCCCGCCGAGGGCAGGAGGGCATAGGCGGGGTCAGCCGCGACAACGGTGACAGTCCCGTTGGCAGGAGTCCACGGACTGACCCCAGAGGGATCGTAGGAGATGCCGTTGGCGGATATGACCGCGCCGAGCCGGTTGCGCCGTCGCCGGTCCAGCAGGTAGTACGGACCAGGCACGACGCCCCGGTAGCACATCTCGAACCAGCTCCAGGCGCGCGGACCCATCGAGTCCATGTTGATCTGCACCTGGCGCTTGTAGCCGAACACGTCCTTGGTGGCCGCGCCGGACAGCGCCTGGTGCAGGGAGCCGATCTGCATGTCACCCATGCCGTAGCCCTCGCGGGGCACGGTCAGGGCGAGCAGTCGCCCAAGCGGGCCGAAGTAGAGCACCGGGTAGCCGGTGCGTGCCGGGGAGGTCATCGGTTACGCCCCTGCTGCTTGTTGACCTGGTTGATCGTCGTGGCGGCCTGCTTCGCGGAGAGCTGCACGTCCCAGCCGTTGATGCCCTGCTTGATCGCGTCCACGATCGCAGCATGCATGTCCGAACTCCCGCCGCTGGCCGACGCGCCCGCCGAGGCCGAGCCGAGTGCGGCCGAGAGGTTACCGAGGCTGGCACCGTCGCCACCGACCGCACCCCAGGCGTTGGTGACGGCGTTGCCGACCTTGCGCACCGCTGCGACCGTGGCCGGCAAGGTTGCGATCACACCCTGGTTGTAGCCCTGCATCGTGTTCTTGCCGATCTCGGCGAACACCTTGGACGGTGAGCCAATCCCCAGGAAGCTCTTGATCCCGTTGACGATCTGACCGCCGACGTTCTTCACCGTGTTGATGACGTTCTGGATCATGCCGGTGACGCCGTTGATCAGGCCCTGGATGATGTTGCGGCCCACGTCGTAGAGCCACGCGCCCGCGTTGCCGATCGCGGAGAGCACCTTGCCGAACAGCGCGCCGAAGAATCCGATGATCGCGCCGAGGCCGTCACTGACCGCGTGGCCGATAGCGGACAGGGCGCCGGTGAAGATGTCGCGGATGGTGTTCCACAGGTTGGAGACGATCATCTTGATGCCGTTCCACGCCTCGGACCAGTTGCCGGTGATCACCCCCATGACGACCTTGATGATTCCCACCACGACGTTGAGCACGTCAGTGATGATCTTGCCGATGGACTGGAACACGTCGGTGACCAGCGGCAGCAGGGCCTTGATGATCGGCATGACCAGCGCGACGATCACGCCCACGAGCTGAGTCAGCACCGGGATCACGGGCGCGATCGCGGTCAGGATCTGGAGGAACGCGTTGATGATCGGTGTCAGGACCGGCAGCAGTGCCACGAGGATCGAGACCAGGGCGTTGAGGATGGCCCCGGCCAGCACCGCGATCGGGGGCAGCAGCGGGGCGATCGCGCCGAGCAGCTGACCGACCGCCTGGACGATGACGATGATGGCCGGGGCGAGCGCCTTGAACGCGGACAGCAGTGCCGCGCCGACGATCTGCAACACCTGCCCGATCACCGGCAGGATCGGCTTGAGCGCGGTCAGTAGCCCCACGATCGCTGTCGTGATCAGGCCGGCGACCACCGTGGCCAGCTGACCCAGGATCGGCAGCGCGGACTTGATCACGTCCGCGATCGCGTTGAACAGCGGGACCATGTTCTCCAGGACCGTGTTCATCGACAGCATCGTGGTGATGATCTGCACGATGGGCGCGATCAGCGGAGCGGCTGCCTGGATCAGCGAGAGGAACGTCTGCGCCAGCTCGATGAACACGGCCACCAACGGCTGTACCAGCGGGGCGAGGCTGGTGAGGATCGGCGCCAGCGTGGCGGACAGCTGCTGGATCAGCTGCACCAGCGCGGGCAGGACAGCCTGGAGGATGGCGTTGCCGAGCGGCAGCAAAGCGTTGAGCAGCTGGCCGACTGCGGGCAGGATCGCGCCGACCGAGGAGAGCAACGACTGGAGTCCTGCCGCCGCTGGGCCAACGTCGATCGACTTGAACAGGCCGATCAGCCCCTGGGCCAGCGGCTGCAAGCCCGCCGCGAGAGCCGAGATCAGCGGGCCGAAGCTCGCCACCACGGGGGCCAGACCGTTGACCAGCGTCCCCACGAAGCCCATCACGCCCGAGGCGAGCGTCTGGAGCATCGGGGCGACCGCCTTGGCGATCGTGGAGAAGGCAGGGGCCAGCGACGTGATCAGCTTGTCGGCCTGGTTCGCGATGTTGACCAGCACCGGCACGAACGGCTGGAAGCTCTTGGCGAGCGTCTGCTGGATGGTGGTGCCGGTCTTCTTGAACGCGTTCTGTACCTGGACGTTGGACTTCTCGGCCAGGATGCCCATGCCGATGAACGCCAGGGGCAGCGAGGCGCCGAGGATGCCGAGCGCGGGACCGGCCGCAGCGGCGACGCCCGAGAAGATCAGGCTCATCTTCGACTTGAGCGCGGTGCCCGCTCCACCTGCGTTGCCGAACGCCGAGGTGAGTGAGCCGAGTCTCTTGATCAGCGTGTTCGCCTGCGTGTTCAGGTTGCCGAAGCTCTGCGTGAGCGTGTTGGTCTGCTTGGTCAGGTCGGCCGTGGCCTTGTTGGCGTCCGTGCTGTTCTTATTGGTGATCTTGGAGGTGATGTTGCTCAGCAGCCGCGTGGCGAGGTTCGACTTCAGCGACTGGGTGAGCTTGTCGGTCGATGCCTGGCTGGTCTTCTCGGCCTTCGCGAACGCGGCCTCAAGCTTGTTCTGGGCGTCGGTGTCCGCCGCGAGTTGCTTGCGGGCGAGGCCCAGCTTGTCCTCGGATGTCGTGGCCGCCTTGCCGGCCGCGTCCTCGTCCTTGAGGCCCTGCACCAGCTTCTGCTCACTGGCCACGAGCGGTTCGGTGGAGCTGGTCAGTTTGTCGCGCGCTGCCTTCGCGTTCTCGGCCGCCGCCACCTGCGACTTGAGTGCGTCGCCGATCTTGGCCTCGGTCGCGGCCATCGGGTCGTCGCCGGCAGGGATCGAGACACCCTTGAGGGCGTTGGCCAGGTCTTTATTGATCTTGTTCTTGAGGCCCGTGGTATCAGCGATAACACGTATGGAGGCAGTGCCGATAACATTCGCCACCGGCACACCTCCCTACCTCGGCACGCCCCCCGGCATCGGGGGCGGTGCGCTCTCCGCCTTCGCCGCGCCCGCCTGATGCTCGGGGAGCAGGCCCCACGTCTCGCGTGCCCGCTCAGGATCGCGGGCGGCCTCGTTGATCGCGAAGTGGTCAGCCAGCTTGTCCAGCACGTCGGCAGGCGCCTCGGCCAGAATCGCCCACACCGCGTCGCACCAGGTGGATATCGACGTACGCGGCCCCAGGCCCGCCAGGGCGAGGCGACCGCGCACGTAGGGGCCGAAGCTGGAGTGTCGGGTGACAGCAAGCATGCTGATCACCCGACCGTAGGGCGCTCCGCCACGAGCTCGATCAGGTCCTCCAGGATGTTGGAGATCACGCCGATGTCGACGGTCACGCCGTCATCCTCGAACATCAGGTAGTCCCAGCGCCTGCGGCTGCTGCCCTTCGCCGGATCGGTGAACAGCTCGGCCTTGTCCATCGTGTGCAGCTTGCCGTCCGGGCCACGGAACTTGACCTGGTAGGCATCGCCCGCGTTGCGCGGCCTCGGCAGCGGCTGAGGCGTCCACTGGGACGGCACGCCATCGTTGTTGACCAGTTGCCGGCTCATCATCTTGAAGATGACCTGTGCCTTGCGCTCACCGTCCACGCCCGCTGCGGTGAACTGGGTCATGGAGCCCGCGTCCGCCTGCGGCTTGGCGGTGAACTCGTGGATCTCCGACTTGCCGTCGCGCCACACCTCCAGCTCGAAGGGCACGGGGGTGATCTCGTCTGGGTTGACGGCGCGGTAGCGCTTGCCTGGCATGTCGTGTCTCCTGTTCAGCTGGCTGCGAGCGGCAGCGCCCGCTCCATGAAGTTGTTCGGCCGCGTGCCGGGATGGTGCACGACCTTCGCGTAGATGATCATTCCGCCCACGACGAACCGCAGGTGGGCGTTCGGCCGGTCCTGGTGCGGGTAGATGTCGTGTGGCTCGGTGCCGTTGAGCACGTACCCGAGGTAGTCGGTCTCGCCCTCCTTGCCGAAGGTGATGTCTGTGTACTGCTTCTCACCCTCGATGCCCTGTTCGCGCCGCGCGGTCGCCTTGAGCTTGCCGGTGTGCACTGGGCACTCGTCCACGGCCTTGTTGTAGACCTTCAGGCTGCGCCGGTCGAGGTCACGGCGGATCGGCCCGTGCTCGTCCCGCACGAACTTGGCGAACAGCGCGTTATCGACCTTGCCGGTGCACACCACCGCGAACTCGCTCATGTCACCTGCCCTGGTGCCGGGGGAGCCAGCTGCGCCAGCGTCATCGTCAGGGAGGCATTGACGCCCACGAAGCCGCCCGCAGGCCCGAGGACACCCACGGCGCCCGCCTGGGTCGAGCCGCCAGGGGGCAGTGCCGAGTTGGGGAAGGCCACGAAGTTGATCAGGGCCTGGGACAGCAGACCGGCATCAATCCAGTTCGCCACGGCGGCTGCCTCGTACTCGGCGGACGGCAGCGGCTGGCCGTCCTGGTTGTCCAGGGTCGGGTGGCAGCGCACGATCTCGATCGTGTAGTCGGCGTGGCGCATCGCGTTGACCGAGGACTCCTTGCCGAACGAGCTGGACAGCTGGGTGGCGTCCTTCGACCTGCCCCAGCTGATGCCGTCCATCGTCACCACGACCTGTTCGCAGTCCCACGGCACGTTCGTCCGGTCACCCGCCGCGAAGTACTGGTTGGTCGGCAGCGCGACCCCCGCCTGTGCGAAGTAGGCGTTGACGTAGGCCAGGAGCGCGGTCGGCACGGTGAGCATGTCCACGCCGCCCGAGGGCGCCGCGTACTCATACGGGTAGGTCTGGGTCATCCGAGCTTCCTGACGGCCGCGTCGACCTCATCCTGGGTCGGCTTGCGCCTAGCTTGCCGCTTCGCCACCCCCGCGCGTCGCCCTCGTGCCGTACGCGGCTTGGCCGGTGACTCGGGAGCCGGATCGGGCTCCGGTGCCTCTACGGCCACGACAGGGGCCTCAACGGGCGTCTCGTCCTCGCCAGACTTGATCTCCACCGGGGGGGATGTCTCCGGTGGGAGGTGCGGGCTGAAAGGATCCCACGGGCGGCTCAGGGTCATGGTGGCGAGCGTAACCCCCGGCCTGCTTGTGGGCCTCAATCCTGCGCACGATGTCCGCGATGTGCTCGTGCGTCGGCGCACCTCGGGGATGGTGCTTGCCGCAGAGCAGGTGCGTCTCGTGGGTGTCCGGGTCAACCAGCTCGTGCCGAGCCGGCCAGCGCCAGCAGCCCTTCTCGTGGCAGTTGTACTTGCGGATCACCAGGTATAGACCGCCGAGGATGCCGAGCTCGCCCACGTCGCCGCCAGCACCCGAGAGCACGCCGTACCGCGATCCGGTGCCCGAGGCGCCGAACTGGTAGAACAGCCAGTCACCGATGGCGCTCATGGCGTGTAGGGCATCCGCACGGGCTTGGGGATGTCCGGGCTCCAGACCGTGGCGCGCTGCTTGCGGCTGTCCGGGTTGACGGCGGCCAGGAACAGATCCACCTCATACAGCCCGGTCCGACCTTCCTTCAGGAAGATCTGCGGGTCGGAGATCGCCAGCGAGATGCCCTGGCGGGTGACCGAGGTGACGCGCCGAGGCAGCCGGCACGAGCTGTTGCCCAGCCAGTCCTTGACCATCTCGATCGCCAGCCGGACCACGGCCCGCACGCCGGACTCGATGGGTGGCACGCCGTACGCGTACTGGATCACGGTGCCGTTGTCGAACTCGACCCAGCGTCGACCGTCCGTGCGCTCGATCCAGCCCGAGGCGAGCAGGTTGTAGGCGGTGAACGGCTCTCCGTCGATCACGACCGAGGTGATCGCGGTGACCTGGTCATGCGGCAGCTTGATCGCCATCGGCTGCGGAGGTAGGCCGACGTAGCGCGGGAACCAGGCCCAGCCGCTGAAGGACCACCACCAGTAGCTCTGTGCCGACTCGCCCCAGCTGCGGAAGTAGGGCCACGCGCCGGTACCGGGTGCGGGCGGCTGGCCACGCAGCTCGACCGCCTGGGTGCAGCCCGGTCCACTCCACTGCCGACCGGACAGGGCGTACAGGATCTCACTGGCCGCCGTAAGCCAGCTCGGCCACTGGATGTCCGACAGCAGAGCCCGGTCGGTCTCGCCGATGTCGGCTGGAGTTGCCCAGGCACCGCACAGGATCGCACTGCGCGGTGCCGGCTGCGGGCTGCTCACGTGACGGTGACCGTCTGGGTGCCGGAGACACCGGTCAGGGTGGCGGTGATGACGCTGGAGCCCGCCGCGACGCCCGTGACCAGGCCCGTGCTGCCCACAGTGGCGTCGGCCGTGGTGCCCGAGGTCCAGGTGGCGGTGCCGGTGACGTTGGCCGTGGTCGAGTTGCTGTAGGTGGCCGTCGCGACCATCTGCACCGTGCCGCCCGTGTGGCTGATGCTCGGGGTGACCGGGGTGACCGCGATCGAGACCAGTGTGGGTGGCGTCTGCGCGATCGTCGTGAGGTAGCCCTGGCTCAGGTCCGGCAGCGTGGCCTCGCGGATGTACTGCCACACGCGGTCGGTCGGCGTGGCGATGTTGTTGAGCGGACCTGAGCCGAACCCTGGGTTCTGGAGACCGTAGCCGGTGAGCTCGGGAAGTACGGAGCTGTCGGCCGCCAGGATCCAGTTGCCGGTCGGGGTGAGGTATGCCTGCGGGATCGACCAGTGCAGGTAGGGCAGGGAGCGTGCCCACGCCGAGCCGATCACCGCGCGGCTCCATGCCTCGATCGCGACGCCGTTCGGCACCTCCTCGACACCCGTGAGCGGTGCTCGGTAGCCGATCTGGTTCGGCGTCGGCACGGTGGCGTCGTTGATGATGTCACCGCCGAGCAGGAACTGGATCACGTTCGGATCCGGCTGGCACAGCTGCAAGCCCGCGATCGAGCCGCGCTTGAGCGTGTAGGGCGCCTGGAAGTCGATACAGACGGTGCCCTGCCCGTTGAGCTGGGTGACTTCCTTCGCGTCCTCGTACTCCAGCCCGAGCTCCATCTTCACCAGGGCCTGCGTGGTGTAGCACTGGTTCGGGCCGACAACCGGCGCGCCGTTGACATCCAGCTTGGTCAGCCGGAGGCCCAGCGCGTAGACGCTGCCTGCGCCGTCATAGGTGGCACTCATCGTTCCTCCGGTCAGTCGATCATGATGGCGAAGTGGCAGCACGGGTCGAACGTCGCCGCGAACATGCGGTCAGCCCATACCTCGCGGATGTTGGTCTGCCGGTTGATCGTGGCGGACACGGGTTCCTCGGTCGCCACCACGTTGCCGAGGCGCAGCGTGACCGGTCCGGTCGCGTAGCACCAGGTGCCGGGCGAGGTGGGGTCGGTGCCGTCCGGTCCGGTGCCGGGGTAGCCCGGATCGGCGACCACGATCGCGTCGGTCTGCGTGTAGAGCAGGTTGCCGACGCGCCGCAGCTGGGCACCGAGCTGTGTGGCGATGCGGGTCGGCACGTGCAGGAAGCACTGCATGCCGCCGATCTGTTGACGCGCCTTCTCCTCCAGCAGGCCCAGGGCCTCCATCGGGTCGGTGACGGCGGTGATTGTGGTCGAGGTGCTGGCCGCGAGGTAGGGGTTGGTGTACTCGCCCGCGCTCGGGCTCGGGTTGAGTACCACGGTGTTCGGCGGTAGCGCGTAGGGGTTAGCAGCGGTAACAGCGCCGGTCCACAGCTCACCAGCCGCCACGGAACTGACCACGGCCTCGGCCTGTCGCGTCACGCGGTCGAGGTCGTAGCTGACGTTGAGGGTGGTGGCGTAGTCGCGCACCCGGTAGCCAGCCGGCACGTGATAGACCAGGCCACCGCGTGTCATGTCGTCCGTGCCGTAGGTGGTCGGGCTCTCGCACGGGTCCAACACCTCGAACTCGGGGCACAGTTCCGACCGCCAAACGAAGCCCTCCTGCCAGTGCACGTTCTCGCCCTCGGGCTGCGGTGCAGCCGAGGCCAGTAGGTTTGCGGCCTTGATCGGCGCTGCCTGATAGCCGCTTACCGGGGTGAACAGTGGCATCAGCAGACTCCCAGCTCAGCGCACGTGACATACGCGGTACCGGCCACGGGGAGGGAGACGCCCTGATCTGTGTTGAACTTGATCAAGAAGTTCCATGCTGATCCGTCCGCCGAGGGGTAGCCGTCAGCGGTCAAGCTCGCCACGTTGGAGTTGAACTCGATTCCTCCACCCAGGACCACCTTGCCGGCTGGTGCGTTCACCACAAGATTGGTCGGTGGGTCGGTCTCGTAACTGAACGCGTGCGAAACGACCTCGAAGTTGCCGACCGCCGCCATGATTCCTCCTGATCGAGTGGGGCCTGTTGGCGCCCGGCCTTGCGACCGGGCGCCGAAACTCAATCAGCCAGTGGTGATCGTGTAGGCAGTCATGTTGTCCCACACTCCAGTGTTGTCCGGGCTGATCGTGCCGGACTGTGCACCGTTGGGCATCAGTGGCATGACGACCCGCAGTGACTCCAGGCCCTGGAAGGCCACACCCTCGAAGGTCTCGATGAAGGTCTGGTAGCGGTTGCGCATGTTCAGCGCGCTGTCGCGGACCAGGCCGAGATCGAGCGTGCCGCCGTCCAGGAACAGCCAGTCACCCTCGCGGTAGAGCACGGTGTCCACGGCGTTGGGCCAGCCCTCGATCTGCTGGCCGGCGCTCATCGTGGCGTAGTTCTGGGCCGGCACCTCGACACCGTTGGCGGTGTTGGTCGCGAGGCCGTCCAGGTGCCAGGTGACGTTGACGTTGCGGGTGCGGAACCAGCCTTCGAGCGTGGCCTGCGCGACCGCGAACTGGGTCGCCGTGTCGCCGCTGGTGTTCATCGTGCGGGACATGTCGGTGCGCAGCATGTCGATCAGCCACTGCGGCATGATCGTGTGCAGCGGGACCGCGCTGTTGAGACGGTGACGGTTGCGGTAGTAGCTGATCACCTTGTCGTAGTTGGCCAGCACGTCGCGGACGGCGCCGAGCACCTGCTTGCCGTAGATGATCTTACTGGCGGTGAAGATGCGGCTCAGCAGCTGGTTCTCGCTGAACCGAGCCCAGGCGACCTGTGCGGCCTGGTTGGTGGCGTCGACCCATTCGGTGTCGAAGCGCGCGGTCATGTTCGCGAACTCCAGGCACATGTACGTGCTGTAGATCGACGCGTTGACCACTCCAGGACAGTCGACCACGAAGCACGACTTGGGGCCGAACGCGTTGCCCTGGCTGTCGTTGCCGGTCTCGTAGGTGACCACGCCCGTGTTGCTGACGGTGACGCTCTGGTCGTTGTCCTGGCCCCACACGCCGAGGCCCGAGGTCATCGCCAGCGCATCGAAGGGCAGCCGGTACTGGATGCCGCCGCGCTCCACCTGGAAGCGGGTCAGGTCGTTCATCACCGGTCGGTCGGTGACGCCCACGACGTTGATGTCGTAGATCACTTCGAGCGGCAGACACAAGCCACCAGACTGGGCCGCAGCGGTCAGCGACTCGGCTCGGGTCGCGCCCTCGATCCGCATCGTGTTGAGGTGCGCGTTGTCCCGCGTGAGGCGACGCTCCTCGGGGTACTCGTAGCTCATCCGAGCGACGTGGATCTTCTCGGCTGGGCCGTTCGACCGGGCGATCGTGTTGTAGCGCTCGGTGAACGCACGGGCGAGCTGTTCGCGGGTGCCGGCAGGCTGGCCGACCTCGAATCCGGGGATGCCGCCCTGGAGGCGCGTGGTGACCTGCACCTGGCCAGCGAACACGCGCTCAGGGTTACCCTGATTCGCGTTGTTGAGCCCGCCGAGGCCGTTGCCGCGACCCGAGGGCGCGGGGGCCTCGTGCTCGCCACCCTCGCTGCCTCCCTCGCCAGCGTTCTCGGCTGGGTCTGGTACGGCAGCAGGGTCGCCACCCTGCACCGCGTCCGTGGCCGGATCGTGCGTGGCCGGAGCCTCGTGCTCGCCACCCTCGCCCGCTGCGGTGCCGTCCAGGTCGGCCAGCGCCGCACGCTGACGATCCGCCAGGCTGGTGCCCTCGGCGCGCTCGGACAGCGACGCGTTGATCGCGGTGACCGCGTCGCGCAGCTGCTCGACCTCGGCCACGTTCGCCTCGGTCAGCTCCTCGGCGGCCAGCTCGGTACCGCGCGTGCGGATGGCGGCCAGCGCCGCAGTGAGCTGTTCGGGACTGGAGGCGCGGATCTCGGCGGCCAGCTGACCCCGGATCGCCTCACGCTCGCGGTCGGTCTCAGCCGCCGCGAGGCTGCGCAAGATCTCAAGGATGCGATTCACGAGCCGCACCTTTCATGCCGATGGTGGTCTACCTGCCCGAGGCAATGGCGCTGTGAGCTGCCAGTTGCTGTGTCGGACCTAGGGACCTATCAGCACGAGTCGCCCCGTCTGCGGGTGATCGTTGCAGACGGGGCGCATGTTGCGGAGTGAAGTTGTGTGATCAGGGCCAGGTGGTGTCGCGCATATCGCCTCCTTAGTCGCGGTCGGCTCGGCTCGTGCCGGCCAGGATGAGCATCGGCGTCAGGTGCGTCTCGATCGGGCAGCTGGCGAGTTGCGTCGCCACCGTGTAATACGCATCGCCGATCTCCGCCTCGGCGAGTTGCTTGGCCTGCGGCACGCTGGCCGCAGCCACTACGGCCTCGCTCTCGCCATCACCGGACTGCACCAGCCAGATGTGCAGCTGCTCAATCATCGTTGATCACCGGCTCGGCGCCGTAGATCAGTTCGTCATAGAGCCGGTCCAGCGGGTCGTCTTCCATCACGCCCCACCGGTCCAGACGATATTGCCCTTCGCGTCCAACACCTCGGACGCTTCCCACTCGCCCGCCTCGTCAACGTTGCAGTAGCTGCCAAACGCGCCCACGGTGATCGAGCCGGGCATGTCGGGGGAGTTGTAGAACTCGCTAGCCGCAGCTTCTGGGCTCTCGGCCTCGACCAGGACGGACGAGCTGACCGTCTGGGTGATACCAACGCGGTATTGCGGCATCAGTGCCTCCTGTTGTGGATCGTGGCGCGGACCATGCGGAATGCGATGCCCGCGCCCGTGACGACCAGCCACAGGAACCCGTAGAGCGACCAGAAGGCCACGATCGCCGAGCCAATCAGCGTCCACATGGACAGTTCGAACAGCCAGCCGCCGAACAGCCAGTACAGCGGGCTCCAGCGGTTGAGGCGCCGATGGCGACGGTAGAAGTAGACGTGGTGGCGGAAGCGGACTGCGGGGAGGATCATCATGACGCGAGTGTACCCCCGGTCGGGTCACGGGGTACAGGGCTGTAACCAGCAACACGGTAGCGACGGCAGCCCGTGCACACCTCCAGCACCTTGATCGGCTTGCCGTCCACGACCGGGCCATACGGCGCCGAGAGTGGAGCAAGTGGCAACCAGCGGCACGGCGCACCCTCGCCCACCGTCACGGCCGGACAGTTCGGCTCAGGCTCCGTAGACACGCTGCCACCCCGCTTCCACGTGACCGACCTCGATCAGCTCGGCACCGTCCTCGTGCGGGTCGCACACCACGATCAGCTCATCGTCGGTCTGCACCGCCAGCTCCTGACCGTCCGGGCTCACGAACACGCCCGTGATCATGAGCCGTCCACCTTCCGGCGCTCCTCGCGGTCGCACGGCACCATGCGCCACTCGCGGGTCACGCCCTCGGTGCTCACGGCGATCGTCGCCCACTTGTCGCCTCGGGACAGCTCCCAGCTCACCAGGGCGTTCTGCGCCCGCAGGTCGTGGCCGAGGCCGTCCAGCAGGTCGAGCATCCACGCATGGCTGCCCGGCTCACCCGGCAGCGGTTCCGTCTCCATCAGCCTTCTCCTGTCCTCCGTAGGCCGCTTCGAGCGCAACACGCATGCGCTCCATCGACGCGGCCAGGTTGGTTTGCGCCTCGCGCATCTCGGCGCCCTGCTCGGCATACAACTGGATGCCGATCGGCGTGGGGTTCTCCTCGGATACCACGGCAGCGACTTCGCTCACTGGGAGCTTGCCGCTCATCGGTCCCTCGGTCACGCGACTCCCGCCTTGATCAGGTTCAGCGTGTCCTGCACGATCCGGGCACAGCCGCCGCAGTAGTCGCGCTTGGCCGCGTCGGCGCCGTAGCTGCGGAAGCTGTCCGGGTGCGGCAGGCGCTTGAACCCGAGGGACCGAGCCCGCCTACGGGCAGCGTCGGAGCTGATGTCCGTGCCGCTGGGGTGCGAGCCACAGCTCTCGCAGGCGACGCGGTAGAACTTGATCAGGCTCATCGTGTTACCTCCAGGTAGGCGCGTGTCCCGAGGGTGTGTCGGCGCCTCGGGACACGGCGATCAGGGGAGCGGGACCGGGTTCGGATCGCTCGGGTTGAGACTGTTCAGGCACTGCGTGGCGTCGCCGCTGCACGAGTTGTTCGGCGGGATGACCGGGGCGAGCAGTTGCGTGCCGGTGCAGATCACCCACTGGCCGACCGGGGCGTTGCCGGGGTCACAGGTCAGCGGGCCGGTCGGTGCTGGGTAGGTCTGACCGGGCGGACTCGCAAGCGGTGCGGAATTGCTCGCAGCTGACCCTGAACTCGGCGACGACTTCAAAGAGTGGGGCGTCGCTTTCGGGCGGCTGGCCATGTTCGCGGTACCGGTCGACGGCACGGGCGTCGTGGTAGAGCTTGCCGGCGAATTCGTCGGCGCAGGTGAATCCGGGGTGTTGGCCGGCAAGGACGAGGCCGGGGCGTCGTTCAACGAGGTGGCAGGCACAGGGGCAGTGTGGGGCGACCTGTTCGCGGGTGCAGCGGATGACCATGACGGCTCCTGTGCGGTGGGCGTCTCGCCGTTGTGGGCGAGCACGACCAGGCTGACCGCGAGGGTCGCACTGGCCAGTACGGCGACGGACAGCCGCAGGGTGCGGTGCGTCCGGGGTGCGCGGTGGTTGCTCATGCGGGAACTTCCTCATTGCGGGCGACCCAGGCCCAGTAGGCGGAATCGTCGGCAGGCTCGTGCGGGAAGATGCCCGCGTCGGGCTGCTGCGGGTCAGGACAGCCCTCGTAGCCGGATGGTGCGACCCAGAAGCCGTCACCATGCTCCTCCACCCATGCGATGTCCTCGTGACAGAGGGTGCAGGTGGTGGTGTAGTCCGGGCTGTTCTGGGTCATGGACACAATGTACCCCCGGTACACTACGGGGCACAACTGGGTCACCGACCTGAGTTACGCGCCGCGATCTTGCGGACCAGTTCCTTCGCGTTCACGCAGGTCTTGGCGTGAGCGATGAAGACGTGCTTGCCGGCCGCGCGCCAGCCCGTGATCTGCCCTCGGGTCATCTCGCCCACCAGTGGACGGTCGCCCGTGCGCTCCGTCAGCGCCAGGTTGGCGCGCTGGTCGGTGGACGGATCAGGGTCGATCGGCACGAACTCCGGTCCCTTCGCTGTCCGCGCCCTCGGGTTAGGCATGCGCTGCGCCCACAGGATCGGCATCCGGCAGAACTCGCAGCGTGCCGCCTTGCCGCTCACCGCTTCCACTTCCTGATCTGCGCGCCGAGGGCGATACCCGCTGCGATGCCGGACAGCACGATGACCACCACGACCGGCAGGATCAAGATCTCCAGGCCCATCAGCTTGCGTCCTTCCATTCCAGGTAGTTGGCCATGTGGCTGATCGCCTCAGGTGAGGCCATGTCCACGATCAGGTCCGCCGAGGCGAGGACAGCCGCCTGCCAGATCATCGTGTCCTCGGGCATCCCGGCCTCGGCGCCGTCGCGCACGCGGATGTTGGCGGGTGGCTCGTGCACCTCGTAGCCGAGCAGCAGCGTGTGGCCCATGTGCCCGAGCAGGGGCGGATTGGTACCGACACGCGCGACCGCGATCGGGCCGAAGCAGTCCGGGCCATAGGCGACGTGGGCCTGCCAGCGGCCATCCTCGGTGGCCTGCACCAGCAGCTCGGTCACGCCCGAGGCGCTGTAGGCGCGGTTGAGCGCGTCACTCAGCGTCCAGTGCGCCTCCTCGGCGCTACGGTGGTACTCGATATGCCCGACCTCGGCATACGGGTGCAGCAGGTCCGTCATTGCCTGGGTCGCGCCGATCACGATCAGCGGCAGCATCGGCTGTTCCTCTCGCAGTTGGTGTGTCGAATGTTACCCCGTGAGGGCGACGGGGCACTACAGGAGGTTCACGTGGGACTGGCGAACATTGAGGCCCGGTTCGCGCAACTGCGCGCGGATGCGGGCACGGTCGCAGCGAAGGTGCACGGCATCCTCGCCTCGGCAGCGGCTGAGATCAACAAGCTGGCACAGGAGTCGCCGGCACTGATGTCGATCGTGCAGCACCTCGAACAGGCCGCACACCTCGCCGTGAGCAACCCCGAGATGGCGAGCACAGCGGCCGTGGACCCTACTCAGGCCGCAGCCCCGGCAGCGGCATCAACTCAGGAGGCGACGACATCGACCGCGACGACCTCCACGCCGAGCTCGAACGTTTCGGCACCTACCTCATCGGAAGGATCGGCAACCTCATGACCAGCACTACCGACCCGCTCACTCAGGCCGTTACCGACCTGACCAACGTCGTCACCTCGGCACTGACCGAGCTCGGCGACCTCTCCACGCTGGTGACCACGCTCAACGCTGAGCTGGCAGCCGGCAACACGGCGGGCGCTACGGCCGCCGCTACCGCGATCGAGGCTCAGGTTCAGGCGCTGTCCTCGGGTATCGCCGCTGCGCAGGCTGCGGCCAACCCGCCAGCCACGACCGGCACCCCGAGCACCGGCACCACGGTGACGACCCCAGCCGCGCCCGCCGCACCAGTTGCAGCGGCAGCCGACACAGCCGCGCCGTCCGTTGCCCCCGGTAGCGCCATGGGGTAGATTGCTCAGTGTTCGGCCGGTTGGGTATCAGGGCCTCGCCCACGATCTCGGCAGACCGGACCAGAACGGCCCACCAGGCGCTGATCACGCTCGGTGGGCCGTTCTGTGTGCTCAGCTCACGCAGGCGATGCCCGGCACCTGGGTTGCGGTGATCAGCGGGTTGTTCGGGTTACTGGTGGGTATGGTCACGATGGCCGACTGCGGCGTGTAGCCCGAGGGGCAAGCTGGACCGGGCGCGCCGTTCGTGCCGTTAGTTCCGTTCGTGCCGTTGGTGCCCGCAGGTCCCTGGCAGTTGCTGTGCGCCGCGCAGTAGAGCGCCACCTGGTTTGCCACCTGCGCATCCGTCGCGTTCTGGCCGGCTGGACCCACGCAGCCATTGTTGGCGGTGCAGTAGCTCGTGACCGCCGTGCTCACCATGGCCGGCGTGGCATTCTGGCCGGCTGCGGGCGGGTTGGCCACAAGGTAGTTCGCCACCAGCGCAGCCACCTCGCTCACTGGGGGCAGCTGTCCGGCAGGCAGCGGGTGGAGCGCAAAGTAGCCGTTCACCGAGGCGTCGATTGCGGCCTGGGACGGACCTGGACCGGGCGGACCAGACGGACCGGGCTGCTCGATCACCGACTGCACCTTGCTCGCCTGCGTACAGGCACCCGACGCGGCCAGCTGTGTGGCCGCTGCGCCGCCGTTCGCGCACACCGACTGCACCTGACCCACCAGCGGTGCGGCCTGGCTCTGCACGGCCGTGGAGTGCGCGTTGGCGTTGTCGGCGCTCGTCTGCACGCCGTTGGCCGCCTGGATGAAGAACAGGCTCAGGACGAGGATGACCATCAGCCCGAGGCCGATCACGGCCACCAGCCACGGCGTGGGCACCTGGACGTGCCAGCGGTCGCGCCAGCCCTGTCGGCGCTGCTGCTGCGTGGTGGTCGCGCTGTGCTCACTCATGGCTGTCCTGGTTTCGTCTCCGGTGCTCCGCGTAGCGACTGCATGATGTTGACGAGGCTGGCCAGCTCGGCGTTGCCCTCGCCCTCGGCCTTGCCCGCAAGGTAGTCCAGGCTCAGCTCCTTGGGCTTGACCGGCCAGCCGGGATGAGTGTCCCACCCCTCACGGGCGGCCAGCAGCTCGATCGGGTAGACGTAACGGGCGTAGGCCACATTGGTCACCCGTAGTTCACGCAGCTCGCGGTTCTCGCGACCGATGCGCCGCGTGCGGAACGTCGCCAGCGTCACGAGCAGGAACAGTAGCGCCGTGATGATCGAGATCAGCGTGGACAGGCTCGACAGGCTCACCGTTCACCTCTCGCCGCCAGGTCCGCAGCCTCGGCCAGTGCGCCGGCCACGACCGCGTACATGATCGCCAGCCCGGTTGCCGCGACCGGCCACGTGATCGGCACATACGGTGGCGTACGGAAGGTAGCGAACCACAGCTCAGCCGCGTACATCGCCCACACCGCACCGGAGACCGCGTGTGCCTGGTGTCGGTAGCGTCCGCGCCACCACGTCACCCCGAGGGCGATCGCCGTGACGCCGAACGCGCACAGCCACCACCAGTTCAGACCGATCAGGTGCGAGGTGTTGGCGACCGGCACGGCTGTCCCCCGGATCGAGATGCCGACCGTGGCGTGCAGGGCAGCGAAGGCCACCTGGAGCCCGAGGAGCACCGCCGAGAGCAGCCGTAGCGGCCAGCGCTGCTCCGCGACCACCTCAGCCGGCCAGGAGCGATATCAGCACAATGACCGCGAAGACCAGCGCCACGAACGCGCACACACCGACCATGATCCAGGCCAGCGTGACGATCGGCTTGCCTGGCTGCGCTGGACGCACGAGCACGATCAGGAACAGCCCGAGTGCGACCAGCAGCGCGCCGATGTCCGCCAGTGTGGCGAGAGTGTGCGCATCCATCAGTGCTTCCCCTTCGCTCGGCCGCGCTTGAATGCGGCTCGTCCACCTGGTGTCGCCATCATGATGTTGGTGGCGAGGCCGTCAGCCTGACTCGCGGGTACCCCTTCCGAGATCAGCGCATCCCGCAGCGTTGTCCACGGGTGAGGCGCACCCATGTAGCGCGCCGAGCCTTTCGGTCCGACCCAGTAGCGCCACAGCTTCGAGCCACGCCCGACCTCCAGGTTACTGGCGAGTACGCCCGGATCTACCGAGCCAGGCCGAAAGGGTCGACACCTACCGGCTTGACGCCCATGTCGGACAGCAGGGCCGCCCGGCTCATCTCCAGCAGTGCCGCCTGGCGCCGGTTGGTGAGGCTGCCCGGCTTGCCGGCGATGTTCTTGCCGACCAGGTTGAAGCCGCACTGGTCACAGAAGCGGGCATCGGTGTCGTTGAACTTGCCGCACTTGGGGCACTTGACCGTCTCGTCAGGGTCACGCGTGTAGGGCTGGGGCTTGTAGATGGCGGCCGTGACGCTCTTGCTGCTCGCACTCGGCGGTGCGCCCTCGCCCGCCTGACCCTTGGCCTGTGGCGGTGCCGGCTTGACGGGCTTGTTGCCGGTGCCGTCGTCGCTGCCGTCGTCCATCGGCCGGTCAATGTCACCATCGTTGTCCGGGTCGAAGAATGCGACCAGCGCCGCGTCGATCACGGTGCGGATCGAGGCCAGCGTCAGCCCGCCAGCCGGTGCGAACTCGGCACCCGGCTTGAGCATGCCGGCCGCGACGAGGGACTGCGCCTCACCCGAGGCAACCCGAGATCGAGGCACCGGGAATCCGGGCGTGTTCACCGCGAGCACGGCGCACAGCTCCAGGTTGCCCTCGTGGTTGCGCCAGTCGCCCGAGGGAGGCGCGGACAGCAACGCGTCCACGTCGATGCCCGAGCGGGTCAGGCCATGGATCCAGATGCCGTGTGCGTCCTCACCGGCAGCCACGTCCGCGACCGCCGTGCAGGTGTTGTCGTAGTGCGCGACCGCAGCGGCCTCGGCCAGACGCCCGTCAGCGTGGCCGCCCTCGCTGCTGCTCTTGCTCATCGTGATCCGGCCCACGGCCGCGACCCTCGGCGTGCCACCGTCGTCCACCCGGATTGCCCCGGTAGCGAAGCGCGCGTAGTCGGTGCGGCTGTGCGGTGGACGCACGCACGCGTTGCCGTAGGAGGCATGACAGGTGCCCCAGGTGGCGATGTGCCCGCTGATCTCCCTGCGGCCGTCCAGCCGCTCGGCGCCGACACTGATCGGGCTCGGTGCGCTCAGGTGCGGATCCGCGAACAGGGCGATCGGTGGCAGCTGCTCCTCGGCGGCTGCGGTGAGGCTCTTGGGCAGGGTCAGCCCGAGCTTGCGGACCGCTTTCTTGATGTGCGCGACCACGGCCGAGGTGTCCGCCGATCCGCTGCCCCGCATGTTGGCTGCCTTGTCGGCATCGGCCTGGTTCTCGATCGGGTAGGCCGCATCCGAGCCGTCAGCCTTCTCGCCCTTCATCGCCAGTCCACGGGCGAACGCACGCTTGCGCTTCGCCACGGTGGGGCTGAACTCGCCGGTCGCCTCGTCCAGCGTCCACTCGGCGTCGTCATCCTCGACCGAGCACAGGCCGCACTCGTCGCCGAGGTCGGCCGCGCGGAACATCGGCAGCCCGCCAGCCGCCACCATCGCCTCATACTGGCGCTCGATCTCGGCGCACACGTCCGGTCCCACCCCTGCGGCCACCAGGGTGCTGTCCAGCTTCTCGGCGGCCTCGGCGGGCTCCTCGTCCTCGCCGATCGCCACGTACGCGTCCGCGAAGGCCGGGATCGGGCACAGCGTGGTGGCAGCGATCTTGCCACTCAAGATCGTGACGGTGTCCTTGCCGTCCTCGGCGAAGTCCTGGGCAAAGTCGAGCTCACTCAGGTCGACGCTGTTGCCGCGCAGGTGACCTTTGCGGGCCAGTGACCCACCCACGGTGTCCGGGTCGGCCACGCCGCGTCCCTGCCACACGAACGTGCCCTCAGGGAACGGCTTGCCGGTCTCGCGGCTCGTCACCTCGGGACCGGGCGTGCGCCACATCTCGTTCATGTGGCCGATGACCTCGGCGCCGCTGTGCCCGCCGTCGCTACCAGGGTTGCGGTACTGCGCCAGGATCGAGAAGGGCAGTGCGCGGTGGCTCAGTGCGCCCGGCTTGATGGTGCGCCGGTCACTGGTGGCCATGCCCTCGATCGCCAAGGCCGGGAAGAACAGCGGCAACTCACCCTGCTCGTTGAGGTCGCCCACCTCGGCAGCCGCGTCGGCACCACCGGGGGCGATCCGTGCCCGCTTGCCCATTACGCTCTCCTCGCGTTCGTCAACCAGCGCTGTTGCGCATCGATCACTCGCTGCCTCTGGGTCACGTTCTGCTGTGCCGTCGTGCCGGTGCGCCCTGCTGCTCGATCGAGGTCGGCCAGTACCCGATCAGACTGCATGCTGGGTGCCTCGGGCGCGGCCAAGTCACGTTCGAGCCGGTCAATGTGATCCGGGATCGCCCAGACCGGGATGAAGTCGCACAGGCAGCCGTCATGATCACCGGGATGGAAGTAGGGACCGACCCACACGTCACGGCCGTCCGTCTTGAGCGTGGCCTCTGTCCAGCTCGTGAACTTCACTCCATCCAACGCCAGGTGCGGCTCGAAGTGCCTGCCCCGGTCGGTGATGCCGTACTTCCACAGCCAGCCGATCCGGTCGTTGACCTTGTCGATCGCTGCGGTCAGGTCACCGCCTGTCGCGATGCCGCCGAGCGGAGCGTCACTGCGGCCTCCCTCGGTCACGCCGCTCGCGGGCTCACCGCCGATCTTGGCGAGCGCGGAGCGGATGTCACCGGGCATCACGATCGAGTCCACCTGCTCGCCGAGGTGCTGTTCAGTGCCGCCCTTGCCGAACAGCTTGTTCATGGCACGTTGCCGCAGGCTGTGCTCCAGGTGATTCCACGAGGCCGGGATGCGGGCCAGCAGCGTGCGGGACAGCTGCGCGACCGCCGTCAGCTCCAGGCCGTAGGTGGCGGCTGCGAACTTCACCGCCTGCTTCACCGCGCTCGTCGTCCAGCTGATGAACTTGGTAGCGAGGTAGGCGAACGCTGCGGCCAGCAGCATGTCCTCGGTGACGCCGAGCTCGGCCACGGCCTCGGGACCGAGGAACAGTGCCAGCTCAGCACCACGGTGGGCAGCCAGCACACCCTTGTCGACCTTGTGCTGTGCGGCACTGGCGACGCGCTTGCCGGCCTTCTCGATCGCCTCGGTGACGGCTGAGTCACAGGCGACGAGGAGCTTGGCACGCAGCTCGCGGTCGATCTCGACCAGCCGGGTGCCGTCGATGATCTTCAAACCTGGGTCTGAATCGAGTACTCGCTGCGCGTGAGCAGCACCCCGGATCGCCACGCCTGCCGGTGCGCTCGGCTGGCCTGCACTCGGGTTGCCGGCCGGTACGGATGCCTGGTTGGCCGGTAGCGCCCTCGCGGGTGGCTGGTGGCCGATCGGGGGAGCGATGCTCTGCCGGGTCACAGACGGCCCAGCGGGCAGGCCGGACGGTGCCACTCCACCTGGTGCGGCCTGCACCACCTGCGGCACGCCGAATGCCTGGCTGATCAGGGCACCAGCGGTAGCCGGATCGGGCGCGGTCTTGAACGCCAGCATCATCCGCTGCTCGTCCTCGGTCGGCGCGTCCGACTCCTCGAAGCCCATGTTACGGCGCAACGTCTTGGGACCGATCACGCCTGCCGTGTAGGCAGCCTGTGCGTCGGCGCTGCGGTTGGGGTTCTCGGTGACCTTGCCCGCGTCATACCAGATCTGCACGGTGCGGGCCTGGTCCGGCGACAAGCCGTAGCCGCCCTCGGTGACCGGCAGAGCCAGGATCGGCCGCAGGTACGCCTCGGTCGCGCTGTCCACGATCATGCGCTGACCAGGCTCAAGGTGGTTCGACCAGGTCTGCGCGTCGATCACGTACGCGTTCCAATGGTTCGTGTCCTGGATGCCCGTCACCACGGTCGGGGGCACGTCCAGCGTCTCGCCCATGCGCTTGAGCGCGTTGTTCAGCTTGTCGATCAGCGTGGGCGAGGTCTCGCGGTCGAAGGTGATGTGCTGAACAGCGGCGATGTCCTCGGCGTCACCCCGGATCACGATCGGCACGACCGAGCCGGCATCACCCTCGTTGGCGATCGGCGCCAACACGGCGGCCTCGAACTCGGCACTGAACTCGTCGGTCTCGGCGTCGCTGTCGTTGCTGCCTGGCTCCCTGCGGGCCAGGTGCATGCTGTCCGGCAGGAACAGGATGCCGTTGGCGGCGATGCGGCTACGGGAGGCTGCGCGCAGCTCGCGGCCGATCAGTACGATGTCCTCACACACGTCCAGCATCCAGCGCATCGGCGCGTCGGCCAGGGCCTTGAAGCGGGGATGCGGCACCCACAGGCGCAGGAGAGTGTCGTTCTTCACGTCGATCGGCTTGGCGGGCCGACCAGGCACTTCGACCACGCCGAGGGCGCTGGCACCGGCCACCGGTTGGATCTCGTCGGTGGAGCGCACCACCCAGGTCTCTTCCCGCGTCTTGGGGTCGGTACGGCCGTGCAGCCATGCCTCACCGGTCACGTTGAAGCAGGTGTCCACGGTGCCACCGAAGCTCATGCCGTTGCGCCAGGGCAGGCGGTTGAGGGCGTCCTGTGCGGCCTGCGCGACTGCGGGATCCAGGGTGCAGTTCTCGGCGTCGATCCTGATGGGCTCGTCTTCGAGGTCGTTGACCTGGGCGATGATGTAGCCGACCTTGCTCAGGGCGTTGGCTCGGAAGCGCAGTGCGCTGCCCATCTCTCCGACGAGGTCTCGGTAGTTCCAGGCTTGGTGTTGCCAGTTCATTTTGGTGGCGGCGATGGCGTTGATGACGTTGCGGTCTTGGAGGTCGATGCGCTGGCCGGCTGCGGTCATCACGGCGCTTGACCTGGGCTTTTGCATCCCGCGATTGAGCCAACCCATTAAGCGCCCTCCTGGGGTTAGTTCGATCGCGGTCGAACACTGTGGCTAGCCCTCAACGTTGATCTTGTCCAGGACGCTGATCAACACACTCGCTGCCTGCGAGCTTGCCAGAGAGCCCGCTACCACCGCGTGGAGTCGTGGCACGTATGCCCGGCTCACCGCCAGTCCTCCCCCGACCCACACGCTCAGACACCAGCTGCACTGCATCAGCTCGGTCAGGCCGTCCAGGCGATGGTCATACAGCCGGTCCAGCAGCCACTGCCGAGGCTTGGCCACGATCGAGTCGACCTGGATCAGCCGGACGATCCGCGCCGTAGCCAGCGAGTCCACCACGAGCGCCGAGAGGCCAGGACTTCCGCATGGCTGCGGAGAAACGCCTGGCGCAGCTGCTCGTGCACCTGACGTTCGTGATCGTCGTTCTCCTCCAGCGGGATGCTCGGCGAGGAGACGATGAACATGGCTGCGGGGTCGCGGAATGCCTCGCCTACCCAGGCGTGACCCTGCGGCAGATCCCAGTCCGTACCCTCGGCGGGCTCGTCGCACGCGTTCTCCTCGTTCACCATGAGTCCTGTCCCCACTTGATCAAGCTCAGCCAGATCCACAGCACGGCGCCGAGGATGCCCAGCACGATACCGATCAGTAACCACGCCCAGCCCGGCATCAGTGCACCAGCCCTCGGCGTTGCAGCCAGTCCATGACCGGGGTCGGCCAGGTCGTCTCCCGGTAGCCGCAGCGGGCACAGCAGCGGTGTTTCGCCCGACCCATGTCGTACATCTCCCACGGGCCAAAGCCCGGATTGACCATGTCCTCGCTGTACTCGGCGTTGCCAGCCGCCACGTCCACCTCGTCGACCCAGCTGCCAAACCGGTACGTCGCGTGCGTGCACCAGTGGCCACTCCACAGCCGGTAGGTCAGCCGAGGCCACAGGGCGCGGGCGAGGCCCATCAGTGCCAGTCCTCGTGGTCCAGCCACTTGACCACCGTGCCGTACTCGGGGTGGCCGTGGACCTTCTCGAACGTCGCGAAGTCAGCCCAGATCGAGACGCTGCGGAACTCGGTCAGCCAGCGGATCGCCACCGTGCCGTCGCTGAACACGACCCCCTCCAGCTGCACCTCGTGCGCCGCGTTCGCCACACCGGACTCGCGGTAGCCCTCGGGCGGCTCGGGACGGTAGAGCTGGAAGCGCCTCACGTGCTGACCTCGCCTCGGAAGCTGGTGCGCCGAGCCTCGTCCGTCGTCAGCTCGCGCACCGTGTACGGATCGTTGCCTGGGCCATGGTTCGGCGCGTAGGGCTTGGTGCCGGCGACCGTGAAGAACTCCATCGCCTCGTGCCGCTCCACCAGCAGCAGCTGCTCGAACAGCCAGCGCTGCCAGCTGTCACGGTCGTAGGCTGCCGCAGGCACCGGGAACAGGTGACGGACGCGGATCGGCTCGTGCGGCTCGTAGCTGTTCACCGTCGACACCAACACGCTCAGGGTGAGGCCGCGACAGCCCTGGCCCCGGTCCTCGTCGCTGATCAGCCAGAACGTCCAGTTATGCCGGTACTCCAGCGCCTCCACCATCTCGGCCAGCTCGACCGGCCACGGTGCTTCCTGTGTGATCAGCTGCTCATCGGCCATGCCGCCACCACCTTGCTGAACTCGGGACGCCAGCCCTTGACCGGGTTGCCGCAGCCGCAGCCGCCCGTCTGTGTCACCACGACCAGACCGGCCTCGGTGAACACGTCAGCCGCGTAGCCCGGCAGGCCGTTGATCGGCTTGACCGTCAGGCGGTAGTCGATCGGGCTGAACCAGTCTGGCGTGATGCCGTCCGCTGGCCGGATGCGGTAGACGAACAGGCCGGCATCGGTCGCGAAGGCCCGGCAGGTGTGCAGGATCTGCTGCCGCTCGCCCTCAACACGGGGTAGCAGCACGCTGGCCGGCCACCACGAGTGGTAGGTGACCTGCGGGTTCACGGTCGCTATCACGTTGCCATTCTCGCACGAACAACCCCCGCCGCGTGTCGGGACACATGGCGGGGGTTGTCGGGGGGGTCGCTGGTCGTGAGGGGAAGTCTCGGCCAGCGCGGTCAGCCTAGTCCTGCTTGGTCTTGGCAGCCTCGAATCGGATATATCCCCAATCCTCCAGCTTGCGCAGCACGGCCTCGATGTGGCGCACGTCGGAGTCGGTGTGGCGGTATCCGTCGATCAGCTCGGACAGGTTGACAGCCAGGCTGTGCAGTTCGAGCGGCACGACCTTGGCCATGATGTTGATCGGGTTGTCCGCGCTGCCCAGCGGCTGCTCCTCGGCGAGATCGGCCAGCACCTCGTCCCGCGCCCGCTCGACCTGCCAGTCCCAGTGCAACTGGTTGCCCACCTTGACGATGGTGTGCGTCTTGCCGCACACGCACTCCCACAATCCGCCTTCGCTCGGGCCGAAGTGCCCAAAGCGGATGATCATCGGCGTGTTGTGCGAGTCCTTGCCCTGGTACTTCCAACCGCCCATCTCAGCCTCCTGATGTGATCTTGAATCGGAACGTCTCGATGCCGGCCAGCTCGGCAACCGTGGAGCAGTGACTGGCGCCCGCGCTGCCGTTGCGGATGAATGCCAGGCAGCAGTCCGCGCCGAGGTCGACCATCAGCTGATTGCGCACCATGCCCGCGCCTCGGGAGAAGCGCCACTGCTCGTGCGACACAGGGTGTTCCTCCAGCCTGCCTGCGTCCAGCCAGCGCCAGATCTGGGCGGCCAGTGCATCGCCACCTCGGGCGCCTCCTGTCACGAGTACGGCGCCGGTAGGCAGCATTTCGAGCGCCTGGCGCATCACCTGCACGCTCGGCCAGGTGCGCGAGGCCGTGATCAGCACGCGGACCGGGTGATGGTGCTGGAGCCAGCGGTGCAGCCGCAGCAGCTCCGTCGCTGGCCCAGCAACCGCCGTCACGACTGGCTCACTCCCGCACGCCACGGCTCGGCCTGTGACCGTGCCTCGGTGATCCGGCGCTGCGCCTCGTCGTGCTGGCTGGCCTCGCGGATCGCGTGCGCCTTACGAGCCTTGCGGGCGGTCAGGCTGTCCTGGTCATCGATCACCACGAGGGCCTTGCCGCCGTGCCGCTTGATCGCGTCCATCAGCGATCCGTCCGGGTTGGTCGTGGAGCACTGGAGCCTGCCCAGTGCGAACTCCTCGGGCGACTCGGGCTGCATCGCCCCGTCGTGCACCCAGATGTCCCAGCAGTAGCTGTCGGGCAACCGCTGGATGGTGATCGTCGGCATCACCAGAACCACCTCTTTCGCTTCTGCACGGCCTTCTTGATGACCTTGCCGTGCTTGCTCCGCAGCACCTTTTTGGTTGCCTCGGTCCTGCCCTTCTTGGTCCACTTCCGGCCAGCCTTGGCCAACCCTGCCATCGCCTCGTCGACCCTCTTGTCCAGGCCATCGGTGTGTCGTGCCGCCTCGTCGCGGATGTCATCCCACGACACACCAAGGAACTCTTTGGCGAACTGCTTGACCTCCATGTCGGACATGCTCGCGGACAGCCCGGTCTGCCGCTCGCGGCGCACCTCGTTGTCCAGCCGCTGGCTGATGAACCCGTCACGGGTGCGCTGCTGTTGGCGGAGCAGCGCGTCGCGGCTCTCGCGGATGAACTTCTTGTCAGCCTTGCTCACTGCGATCTCCTGTTTGGTTGCGATACGGACCGGCGCCGAGCTAACCCCTCGGTAGCTCGGCGCCGGTTAGATCAGCTGTAGTAGATGAACATCCGGTCAGCCTCCTGGGCCGCTTGCACCAGCGCGTCCAGGTAGGGCATGTGCGCAGCGACGTAGGCAATCACCTCGCTGTCCTCGGTCGGCGCTCCACGCCGCATCGCGGGTCGGCTGCCGGCCCGGTATTCGGCGATCCGCTTGGCCAGGTCATTGACCTCGGGCTCACCCGCGATCACGTCCTCGTAGTCGACCGTGAAACCGAGCGTCTCCATGATCCAACCGGCGTGCCCGGCTGACAGGGAGAACTCCAGGTGGCCGCCCTGAACGGCGGGCTCGGTGAAGAACGTGGTGGACATGTCGATCTCCGTTCAGGCCGCGAACACGGCCGAGTAGGTGCTGGTGGCGACCTCGCGGTAGCCCTGTTCGGTGTTCATCTGGATCATGCGGTCGCCCCAGCCGCGCAGGGTGCCGATGGCCATGCCGCCGTCGCGGAGCACCACGGTGATCTTCTGGCCTCGGTAGCTGGTGCGACGGGTGACACGGGTCTCGGTCAGTGCCGGGTCGGTGGTCATGATCAGTCCTTCACGTTGGCGTTGAACCACTGCTTGCCCGCCTCGGTCAGCTGGCCCAAGTGATTGACGAGACCCCGACGACGCAGGGCCGACACCGTGCCGTCCGGCACGTAGCCGATCCAGCCCACATGCAGTTCGCCGTCGTGGTCGACCTGCGCGTCAGATATTGCAGCTGACATCTTGGGCGAGAGGGGGACGTTTTCGGTCATGACACGAGTGTACCCCCGTTTAGTACCGGGGGTACATAGCGCCTTTCATGGGCTAACGCCGAGGTCAGTCCTGCGGGCCGTCCCACTCGATCACGAACGCGTAGCGGTAGCCCGTGCAGGACTCCAGCGTGGTGACCCACTCGGCGCCCGCCGTGACCAGCACGCCGTCAATGCGGCTGTTCTTGCTCTCCCACTCAGCCTCGGCGTCCAGCAGGTCGTCATGCTCGGTGACCTCCAGCGTTGCGCGTTCGCGCTCCTCGTTGGCCAGGAACGTGTCGATGAACGCCAGGACGGCCTCACGCGCGGTCGCCCAGTTGACGTGCTCAACCTGGCCGTTCCAGCTGCCACTCTGCCGGATGCCTCGGCCGCCCGAGTCCGCGTCACCCCAGCCGGCAACCCAGCGGGTCGCCTCGGCGTCGGGGGCCATCGTGCTTGTGCTCACTGTTGATCTCCCTTGTGTGTAGATCTTGAACTCGTGCCTGATGCGCTCCGTTGACCAGCTGTGCAGCAACATCAGATGAACTCGATATCCAGCGTCTCGGCGATACCGGACAGGAAGCTTCCGGCCTTGTCGTCGCCCCAGTGGTTGAACCGGTCGTCCAGCGCGTCCACCAGCGCCTCGAACTCCTCGTTGGTCATCTCCAGCCGGTAGTCCACGCCGAGGTCGGTGAGCAGCTTGGCGCACAGCGGGTCGGTGCCGTCACTGAGCGCCGTGTTGAGCGTGGCGTAGTCCTCACTCCAGTTGCCGGCCACCCGGATGTCGTAGGGCACGCCCTGGGTGCGCTGGGCCGCTTTGACGGCCTCGATACCCTCGGTGCTCATTGCGGTGAAGCTCTGCATGATCAGCCCTTCCGTCCGGCCTTGAGGAGCCGGACAGCCAGTGTCTCGTTCATCTCGCGCAGCGTCGTGCGGTCGATGCACACGCTGCGGTAGGCCGCCTGGTCCAGGTCGTGCCGCTCTTGCAGCGCAACCGCCTCGGCCTTGAGCTTGGCGACCTCGGCGCGCAGGCTGCGCACCTCGTCCGCGAGGTAACCCGCTGCGGTCGGCCAGTGCGTCGCGCTACCCGAGTCGGCGCAGCGCAGAGCCAGCTCGACCAGTTCGCGCTCCTCGGCCATCTGTGCCTCGGTTGGCTCTGGCATGATCAGATCAGCCCCTCGGTCACAAACGAGCTAGTGATGCGCTGCGGGATGCCGGCCAGTACCTCGAACTGCTCCCAGCTGAACAGGCCCTCGGGCGCCTGCCCCTCGATCTCCCACTTGCGCAGGCCCTGTTCACCGTCCTGGCGCTGCTCGCCCCAGTAACCGTGGTCACCGGTCCGCTTGAGGCACAGCACCAGGTCCGCGTTCTCGCACCAGATGCGGGCCTCGTCCGCATCTGACTCGGCGTAGTAGTCGCCGGTGATGTCGTCACCGGCCTTGCAGAACTGCCAGTGGTAGCCCTCGGGCAGCTCGGGCGCGAAGTCGCTCATGATCAGCCTCCTGTCGCTACGTCGCGGGCGACGGAGAGCAGCTGGTCCAGCTCGTCCTCGCTGCCCATCCATACCGACCAGCTGTCCATCTCGGTCGCGCGGGCGCGTACCGTCCAGCGCCGGTCTTCCGTGTGCCACTCGACCTCGATCAGCTGCTCCCAGCCGATGAACGAGGGGGGCGGTCCGGTGAAGTGCTGCGTGCCCACATTGTTGTGGTTGATGTTGATCTGCATGCTTAGTCCTTATCGTCTGTCAGGTTGCTCATGTCGGCGCTGTCCACGCCGTACATGCCCGCGATGACGACGCGGATGTCCTCGGCGGTCGACTCGTCCAGGTCGCTGGACAGATCAACGGTGATTCGGTACTCGCTCATGACCCGGCTACCTTCCTTGGCCGTAAAGCCACTGCTTGACGATGCTGGCTTTACGGCCGTAGTTCTGGTCAAGGGGGTGTAGCTCGGTGATCGCAGTGAGTCGACCAGGACTGTCCGTGCGAGCGGAGCGGATGCGGCCACCTGGTGTGAGCATGATGATGATGACAACGCCGTTACGAGTCAGCTCGTAGCCTTGATCGTCTT